GCAAAAAGCAGGACGTTGCGCCCGGTAGAGCGATGAATGGCGTCAGACCACGCCAGCTCCATCAGGCTCTTGCCAAGGCCCGTTCCGGCAAAAAGAGCCGCACGCCCACGACGGAGCGCCCACGATACGATGTCCCGTTGAAACGGAAAAAGATGGCTCGAGATTTCGAGCGCATGTTTGATGCCAGTTGGCGGGTCGACGATCGCTTTCCTAGCAAGGAACGCAGCATAGGCGTCCCCTAGCGCTTTAGGCGCTATGGTCATGTTCTTCTCCTCAGTGTGGTAGTTACCCGCACGTCGGTGGTGGCGACGTGCGGGTTGGTTATGCTGCTTCTAGGTTGGCGTAGGAGATTCCCCGTTCCATTCGGTTTGCCTTCGCGGCCCGGTCATAGAGGATGACATTGACCGTCGCGGCGAGGTTCGAGCAACCGCGCATCGGGATCATGACGCGGCGCGGGCACCATTCTAGATGCTTGCGGCCTAGCGTGCCGTCCTCTGGCCCGAACACGTAAAAGGCTTGTGCCGGATGCTGGAACGCGAAGAGGGACTCCGCATCGTCCACAAGGTCGACGGCAACGGGAACGGCGCCATAGGGCACCATGGATCGCATGTCCTCGCCGCGGATAATGGGAAGGTGACGATAGCCCTTTTGCGTGTCTGTCGACTCGACAACCTCGCAACGCGGCCCCTCAATGGCGACCATGGCGGCACCATAGCAATGCGCCGCACGGATGACGGCACCGACGTTGCCGCGCGTCTTTGGCCGGACCAAGCCGATGCTGGCAAAGCCGCGCATCAAACCGCCCTCACCGTAAGCGTTTCGCCAGGCAAGCCGAGTTGCGCGCCCTTCACTGACTTGCCCGCGTCCAGCGCTTCCTTGATCGCTGCCCTATCCGGCTCTGACTTAACTCGCATGAAGCGCTTCGGGATCGCCGTCTCGTCGATGATTTCCACCGTTGCGGCCTTCTTCCCGATCGACACCGTAGCCTCAGGAAGCGTCACCTTTGGCAGGTCGCTGGCCTTCAACAACCGAAACAGGAGGGAGCGCATTGCCTCCTTGCGGCGATCTTGGCGCGCTTTCCGCGCGTCCAAGTCCTTCTTCCGCTCAGCGATTGCCTTCGACATGCTGTCTGCATCGCGCTCGATCGCAACAATGCGCGAGAGCACGCGATGCGCGTTTGTCTCACCCTCGATGGTGTCCGCACGCAATCCCTCGTCCTCGGCCAACTCAGGAAAGGCGGCGATGAGGTCTGCGAACTCGCGCTCGAGGACGGTAACGTCATAGGCAAGATACTGGGGGTTGGTCATGCCTGCACCTCTGCGCTCGTCACGTGACCGAACACATCGAACCGCCCGCCGAACTCCTGCGCGAGGCGCTCAGCTTCCCGCTGCGCGCTATCAAGGGACGGGTGTTCGTAGGGCCACATGCACGGACGGATGCGCCCGGTGCCATCGCCGCGACGGAAGACGAAGAACCCGCCACCCACGACTTCTCCATCGCGCGGCTTCTTCGGGAATGAACGAAAATATGATGCCTTCTTCGCATCGGTCATGTTGCTTCTCCTCTGTAGTGGTGATCCGCCAGATTGGTGGTCTAGGCGGGCAGTTGGTCAGGCCGCAGCGGCCTTTTGCAGCTGTGCGATGCGCTTTCGCGCGATACTCAGGAAGCCGATCCCGAAATTGGCGACGAGGCAGGACCGAACATCCTGAAGCGTGTCACACACGGCAGTCTGGTAATCGTCGATTCGCTTTTGAGCGTGAGCCCTGTCGCCTTCAATGCGTCGCGCTTTTCGTGTGTCACCCTGATCAATTTGCACGGCTTTTGTGCCGTCCATTGCGACAGTCGCGTAAATCGTGAACCTCTCCATCGTCCATCCCCTCTTCGGCTTGGAAATGACTATAGGCTATCGGAAACGATTTAGAAAGGTATATCGTCTTCCGTATCCCATCCGTTGACGGTTTTTTTCGTTGCCGTTCTCACAGGCGGCGCATTGTCGTTCACTCCACCAGGCCGGTGATCAATAATCTCCCAATATTTCCCGGCCGGCTTGACGGAGACTTCCAGCGTTCCCTGCAGCTCGGACTGTCTCTCCAGCCACTCCAAGGGCGTTTTCGGGAAGGGACGTTGACCTCCGTGCTTCATCCAGTATCGATCGGCTTTCGATTTGGGATATCCCGCATGGGCGGGACACAGCCATTCATTGATCGATTTCAGCCCGACCATGTACGCAGCCTTCACGCTGTCCGGCTTGCCGGCCTTGCCTTCATGATAGTGAAAGCGACGCGAATTGACCTGCCGCCACTCAGCTGAAGCCGTTGACAGGATCGGCACGTCAGCGGCAGTTCGCGTAAGCTTTTCTTCCTCGTTAGGAGGGAACTCGTAACCACAGCAAGGGCACGTCATCTTGCTGATGTGCACCTTCTCTCCGCAGCCGATCAGTCCGCGCGAGTCGGCTTCCTGGGGGCAAATTTTGATCGGCGCCTCGCCTTCTCCCTTTCCAGGAGCTCGCGGTTCGACCATATCGACAGGGCCGTGCCGGTCCACAAGCTTGGCAAAGTCCAAAACCAAGCAGTTGGGCTTTGGGCCTGCGGCGATGGCTGCAAGCCTTTCCTCTTTGGTGGATAGCGGCATGCCAGACGCATAGATCGGACGCGTTCCACGGCCCGCCATTTGGACATAGAGGGCCACTGAGAGCGTTGGGCGACAGAAGGCGATGAGATCCACCCCCTTGTGATTGAAGCCCGTGGTAAGCACGGAATTGTTCGTTACGCACTGCAGCTTGTAGGACTTGAAGTCCTCCAGAATGCGCCGGCGCTCCTCCTTCGGCGTATCCCCCGTCACAGTTTCGCAGGTGATGCCCCGCTTGCGGAACTCGTCTCGCATATCTTGTGCGGCCGAAACGCCCGCACAAAAGCAAAGCCACGAACGCCTATCTCGCCCTTTGGCGATGATCTCCGACACGACGGCGCCGTTGAGTTCATTCGTATTAACGGCTGCCTCAAGCGCGCCTTGCTTGTAGTCCCCGCCCAACCGCCCGACGCCACGCACATCATATTCCGTTGCCGTCGGCTTGCTGGTCAGGGGGGCCAGGTATCCGTCACGGATCCCCTCACCCACTCCGTAGGTGTGCACCACGCGATCGAATAGCCGATCATGACCTTCATCAAGCCGCCCGCTATCAAGGCGATACGGCGTGGCTGTGAGGCCCAAAATCTTGAGGTCAGGATTGATCGCGCGCAGAGCGTCGATGAACTTTCGGTACATCGTATTGCTCTTGGTGGGGATCAGGTGGCACTCATCAACCATCAGGACGTCGATGTGTCCGATGATCTCCGCCTTGTTGTGGACGGTCTGAATGCCAGCGAAAACGATTTGACTGCGAGCATCCCTCCGCCCCAGGCCGGCCGAAAAGATGCCCGCCGGCGCGAATGGCCAGATGCCAATTAGTTCGAGGTAGTTCTGTTCGATCAGCTCTGCGACGTGGGTGGCGACGAGGATCCGCATGTCTGGCCAGCCTTGCGCCAGTCGCTTGATAGCGGATGCCATCAATAGCGACTTGCCACAGCCTGTGGCGAGATCGACTAGCGGATTTCCCGGCTCAGCCAGCCAGTAATCAAACACCGCATCTTCGGCTTCGGCCTGATAGCTCCTAAGCTGCAGCATAATCCCCGAACCTTTCGATAAGTGCGGCACGCGCCCTCGCTTCATGCAGGGACGCCCTGTTCTTGCTGACGCCGAGGCTGACCGCGATGTCCTTCAACTCCTCCCCATGAGCGCGTCTCAGGATGATCTGGCCGCCGGCGTCATGGAGGTGATTGCCGATCGTCCGCATGTCGGATTCGATTTCCTGCGAAGGTCCATTCCGAAGCAGCGTGAACTGAAATCCGTCGACGAAGTGGGGCCTGTATTTCTTGCGTTCCCCAGCCGCGATCGATCGCATGATGAGGCTGACCCAAACTCGAAATCCGCCACCTTCACGGAAGCTACCGTGACGGCGAAGAGCCGCCACAGCAGTGTCTTGAACAAGATCGTCTGCCTTGTTTCCCACAAGCGTATAGGCAAGCTTCCGCATGCCGGGCAGATAAGCCACGAGGGCGGCATCAAATGCAGCGGGTCGGTTGTCGTTGTCAGGCTGCGACGGTCTTGTCATTTGCGCCATCAATCCAAATCTCGCCGTTCGCCAGCTTGTAGGTCACGGTCTCACTCTCCTCGTCGCTGTCGATCTGCTCGCCCGGCACCAGGCCAGGCAGGAACAGGTGCGCGGGGCACCCTGCCTGCTGCTCATCAATGGAGAGGGGTTTGTGGAACCGTGCACACGACCACGACCCGCCGCCCTCTGGAGAAGCGAAAAGGCATGTGCGGCAGTTTGCTCGCGACCATGCGTTATGGTGGCAGACTGGCCTGTGGCGGCACCACTGGCACGCAAAAGCCATCTTGGCCTCTGGGTCTTCATGCAGCTTCGAAGGCGGATCGTTGGACTTGATGATACGATCAGCCCGCGCGAGAAGGCGCAGGACGTATTCCGTATCAAGCTCCATTCGTTCGGCATAAAGCCGATCGTCGTCCTTACAGACGGCTAGATATATGCCTCGAGACCGACCGCGGCGGTACATGTAGGTCTGGAGCTGTCCGTAATGCAGCGGCTTGGCAATGCGCACACCATCCTTCAAAAGCGATGTGAAGCTCTTGAGGTTGTGCGATTTCATTTCTCCGACGTGGATCGTCTTCGGCGCTTCAGGCAAACCGAGGATCTCACTATCGAGATATCCTCGGACATGTCCGTCGCATGCCTCCACCATGATCTGCCGGCCATTCTCATCCCGATCGACAACCTCACATCCGATCATTCGCAGGTTCTCGACCCAGCGATCTTCTTCAATGTTGCCGCTCTCGAAGATACGGAGTGTTCGGCCTTGCGGCGTTTCGTTCTCAGATACCCAGCGGAAGTCATAGAAGAGCTTTCGCTCACATTCCTCAGCGAGTGTGCTCACTGAGATAGAACGCCCGTCACGGGGCTTGTTTTGAGCTTCGTACGCGCCGTAGATGGCGCGTACGGTTGATGCCTCAGCCTTCGGGAGCGGGGCCATTAGACGGCTCCGAAGATCAGCGGGGCGGCAGCTGCGAGCTCGGACCGGATCGCCTTGGCAACCTCGCGATGCTCCTTCTGCGTGCCCTCTGCCTCGCGCTGCTCAAGGTAGTGGAGCCAAGAGCGGAAAGAGCCCTGCATGTACAGGGTGGAGGGCGTCAGCCCCTCAGGCAGAACGGCGCGGGCCTGCTCCTTCGCGATTCCGGCGGCGATCGCGGCATCGTAGGCTCCCTTGGCATGATGCATGACGTTTGCCTGCATCATGCGCCACTTCTCAGCGACCCATTCTGGCGCATCCGGCGTGCTGTTCTGACGGTTGGTCGGATCCTGCATCCGCGCCTCGCGCTCGACAAACTCGCCTTCGACTTCGGCGTAGCGTTGGCTGAACTCTTGGAAGGAAAACGAGCGGTGGCGAAGCATTTGACGAGCGGTGTCACGCGTGGTGATCACCTCCAGTGTGGCCGATACCATCTCGAACGGAGACCAATGCTTGTTGCGGATGAGGTAGGCCAGTAGCCGGGCGTCAGTCTCTCGGTTGGCCTGGTTGCCAGGGTTTGAGACGCGAGCAGCAAAAACGATGAACTCTTCGGCCGTCTTGCACTCAGCAACGAGCGGCTTCGTGATGGCGACGAGACGTGCGGTGTTCATGCCGCACCTCCATGCGCTTTGAACGCCGCCTCAGCGTCGCTTTTATCACTCCATTTTGGAAGGAAGGTGCGCTCCAGAATGGTGATAGCGTCCACGAGATCGCCGCGACGGATATGCCCAATCGCCTCAATGGCAGCCTCCTTTTGATAGAGAGGTAAGCCAAGGCGACCGAACACCTTCAGGACAGTTTCTGCCGGGTCGGCCATGATAACCTCCTCAAGATCGACTTCCGCGGTCACGGTAACGATCGTCATTAGACAGCCCTCATCGGCATCAGGACCATGTCCAGACCGTCGGTCTGACCGGTGATCCGAATTGGGCTCATCTGATCACGCACTTCGAGCGTCACCTTTCCGGACGAAAAGACCCGAACGGCTGTCGAAAGGTACGAACCGTTGACCCCAATCTCGAGAGGCTCTGTGCCATCCCAAGAGGCCGCAACGTCCTCACTTGCGTCGTCGCGGTAGCTAACCTTGAGATTGTCATTGTCTGCGACGAGGCGAACGCCTTTGCCCTTGTCTGGCTGGACGATAGCCACCCGATCCGTAGCGGCAGCTAGCGCATCGCGATCCACGACGACTTTGAGATCGTTCTCCATCGGGACCACGCGTCGATAGTCCGGGAACGTGCCGTCGATAAGTTTTGACGTGATCGTGCTTGCGTTGTCCGTCAGGCGGATCCGGTCGTTAGAAAGCTCTACCTTGATCTTGCCCTTCGGCACGATGCTGACGAGCTTACGAGGAAGAATCACGCCATCGAATGGCTGGCTCTCCGGCCCCACGAACCGTGCCAATCGATGACCGTCGGTGGCGACGACCACGATATGATCATCGTAGGTGTGGAAGTATACACCGTTCAAGTAATAGCGCGTCTCTTCTGACGATTGGGCGAACTCCACCTGAGAAAGCAGCGAGGCGAGATCGATCTCGAACGTATGCTCGAACGATCCGGCGCTGATATCGGGAAAATCCTCGGCAGGCAGTGTTTTCAGCTTGAACCGGCTGCGGCCGAATTTCACGACCAATGCCTCATCCTCAAGCACAAGGGACACATCGCCGGATGCGCGCTTTGCGATATCGGCGAGAACCTTCGCCTCAACCGTCACAGCGCCATCAACAGCATCCAGAACAGACACCGACGATGAAGCTTCGATAGTCAGATCGCTGCCCTTCACGGTCATGCGACTGTCGGCCACGCTCAACAGAACGTTTGAGAGAATGGGAATTGTGTTGCGAGCTTCTACGACGCGAGTGACGGCTGAAAGCGCACGCACCAGGTCGGCCTGCGGCAATGAAATGCGCATGTGTTTCTCCTCAAATGTGGTTGGAAAGCCGCCCGCCGTGGTGAAGCGGGCAGCCTTGTGATTGTTACTTCCTCCCCCAAGGCCGGCTGCCAGGCGCGGCAGTCGGCTTGGATGAGGTCGACGCAGGCCGCGAAGCTGCGCGGTTATCGTTGGCCGGCGCCTTGGGCTGCACTTCATCCACGGCAGGCTCCGGAACATCTCCCTCGTCCTCGAAGAAGTATCGCTTGATCTCCGCGCGCGCCGGGTATTGGCCATCCTTGGACGGCTTGCCCAAGCCGATCTTTACCGTAAATGCCTTGAAATGCAGATCTTCGCTGTCTTCACAGTCAGACACCCCCACGGCTCGGCAGAGCGAGGCGAACTGCTTCTGTCCGATCTCTTGGGCCTGAGCGTTCGGGTTCTCCAGATTGTAGTTGTTGAAGATCTTGCGGCCCGCATAGGCCTCCGGCTCAACGACAATCATGGTCGTCTTGAGCAGCGTTCCCCGTCCGTCCTTTGTCGGCGTGACGTCCGACGCCTCAATTTCAATCTTGTAGACGCCATTCGGGAGCTCGGAATAATCCGACTGCGTTGTGTCGTGTTCGGTCGCGTCAAAGCGCTTGCCGAGAGAAGCCATGTGTTTTTCCTCTGTGGTGATTATGCCCGCCCGTGAAGTGGACTACTCGACGGCCAGTTTGGTTTTTCGGGCCTCAAGTCCTTCGTTGGCGAGGACGCAGAGCGCCATAGCCATATCGCTGTCTAGCTGAACCTTGGGCTCTCCCATCTGCCGGTAGATGTCGGCAAGGCCGAAGACCTCCCCCAGCCCACCGTCGGTCAGATAACCCATGGCATCATCAATGCCCGCGATCATCAGTTTTCCGCCCCAGGCAGGAACTTGGCGAGCGCCGCATAGCCTTGCCCAACCTTGTAGGACAGCGATGCTGGCGTTTCGTACCGAGACTTCGCGAGGAAGCCGGGACGCTCTTCCAAGTGGACCTGTCGCTCCCCCGAACCCTCGGCGTGCGACACTTTTTTGTTGAAGCCCACCTCCTTCTCTTTCAGGGAGTGGCGGAAGTTCATAAAGCCCACGAACTGCGCCGCCTCTTGGATGAGCGCTGACGCTCGCTTGTGCAGCTTGATGCCGTACCGGCTATAGGGATCGGAAGTGGGACTGTCGAAGCGAGTGATCTCGGTATGGGCGATCAGAATGACGCCGACCCCAGAATCCCGCAGAGCCTGAACCCCGCCGATGAACTCACGCCAAACCGCGTCGGCTGCGACATAGCCCTTGCCGAAGCCCGCATCCTCAATGGAATTCCAGCCGTTCTGGCCGCAGGTATGCGCCCATACGAGAGGCTCGAGCCCATCGAGACTATCGACAATCAGCGTCTTTCGATCATGCTCTTCGGTGAGGAGCCACTGAATTACGTCTAGCACCTCATCGAGGCTCTCTGCCGTTCCCGGCGAGGGCATCTCAACGCCCTCCGGAGGCTCCTCCCCAATCGTGGGGAGGTAGTAGGGGTCTGGGAATTCCGACGCCAAGCGGGTCTTGCCAACGCCGTGAATGCCGTAGAGCACGCCGATTGGCGGTTTCGTGTTGCGTGTGCTCGTCAGTGATCCAAGCGAAATTGCCATGTCAGCCTCTATTATCCTGCGATCAGGCGAAGCAGCCCATAAGCCGCAAGACAGATGATTGCCGTGGTGATGAATGCGAGTACGGCGGGCCTGGCCGATGGGCGATAGCCATCATCAACAGGGTCTTGGTAATCGGGAGGGAAGCGCCAGCCGCTCGGAAGGTTACTCATCGAATCACCCCCGATACGAAAAGCAGGCCAACGGTCGGCAGCACGACCAACCATGCGAAAATGGCCAAGACGATCGCCCCGATAGCCAAATCACCCGCCAAATCATGAAATGCGCGCGCCCAGTTCATGCTTCCCTCCGGCGCCCGGCTGAATGAAAGGAGACCGGAGCAGAAGACCGGAAAACGCCATCCTTCTCTTTCACTGCGGAAGCGCGGGCGTCATTCTTTTGCGCCTTAGTGCGGAATGGCTTCCGATTGAGCATGTCCACCTTGCCAGTCCGCGTAAGGGCGGTGGCATATGGACTTTCGATATTAGGCCGCGTGGCCTGCCTTGATCCAAACATTGCTTCTCCTCTCCCTGTTGCGACGACGCGCAACAGGGCTTCGTGGTGATTGGGGTTGCGGTGATTTAGGCGGCGAGCTTGATGCCAAGACGCTTGGTAAGCGTCTCGATTTCCTGCAGCTTCGCCAGCAGGCGATCTACGTTATCGATGGCCTCAGACGTATCGATAGCGATGACGAAAGAAGCCAGCTTTTCGCGCGGGTCAAAGTCCCAATTCTCTGCCGTGGCGGCGTCGGGGATGAGCCTATCAGCAGTATAGTACCAGCCGTTATTATTTTTCAGCTGGCCTCTAGTGCCATTGTGTCCTTTAAACCAATTGTCGAAACCGACAAGAATGCAAGTCCCGCTCAACTCGACAACAGTACCCGCGCCCATTTCGGGTTGGTTTAGGATTTGGACCCGATCGCCCAGCTGGATAGCAGCCATTATGCTGCTCCCTTAGGCGTTTGCTTGCGCAGATCGCGTGCTTTCGTAAAGTCGATGACGTTGTCGGCGGTGATCAGATCATCGCTGTCATGCGGCGTTTCATCCGCGTCGTCGATCCGGCGCAACGTTACGCCATGAAGCGCGACGACTGCGTTCGATCCAGCAAGCTGCACAGTGTAGATAAGCCCGTGCATGTCGCCGCCGATGACGATGCCGAAGACGTCCGTGTTGAGCTTGCTTTCAACCCAGTCCCCATATTGGAAATCGTCTTCGAACTCTGCGAAATCGTTGATATCGCTCATGCGAAAGCTCCGTCGATCATTTCGATGCGGGGAAGGGAAATTGCGTGACGGTGGCAGTGCATATGGCCTCCACCGCTAACCGACGTGACGTGACGGACAACGGTCCGCTCGGTTGCGACCGGAGGCTTGCGAGCCTTGCTCGCCTGCTGATCTCCGGCTTTTGGGACGATATCGCCCAGCGAATACCCAGCGATGTTGGGCATGTGTTCTCCTCATGGCGGTTGACTTTGAGGGTGGTGATCGTCAAAGTCGCTTCTGCGCTTGTGGTGAGCGTAGTCGACCTAGGAGAGGTTTGGTCCATGTGGCCCTCCTCCCTCTCCTTGATCGCGGTGGCAAAGACGTTCGACTAAGCGGGTGGTGCCGGCCTCAGGGTTCGTTGATCTTTGCTTCGCTATTTTGGAAAGGGTGCTGCCTGTCGGTGGCGCCCTTTTCTTCTTTTATCGGACTATCGAAAGCCGATATCCCGTTTATCGTCCGTTAAT